CTTGTTTGCCACATCGCGTCGTCCATCTGTGTAGTTGGGCGGTTCATGCGCGGGAGAGGAATTCGTGTGCGTCACGACGAGAAAATGGCGTTGAAGGCGGAGTCATGGCTGTACCGCGACCCACTGGAGATCATCCTCTCTACGATCGTAGATGTCATTGAGAGGACAGCGACGGACCCTCGCGACAGCGAAGGACGACACTACGCGGTAACTCAGCTTGTGAGATGGGCCACGAGAGCCTACAACGAGTTGAGCGTGGAGGTGGTCGACTTTTGCGATCTGCACAAGGTCCAGTTCACCCCGTGGTTCGGGTACCGGACTCTGCACTTCTTTTTCACCGGCCAAAGAAGCCGCGTGTGTGTGTCTGACGAGCCATACGTGCTTGCCAGCTTTGAGGCGTGCAGCAGTCAGTTCTTGGCAGTTTCTGACGTGTACCTCGTTCCGTGGCTCTTCTGCGTGTTTACGGCCTTGTGCTCTGCGGCTGCATGCGGCGCGATCCTGTACTATGGACGCCCGCGCAACCGTAAGATGGTCATGTGCACGATCGGAGTCACGGAAAGGTTCATGCAGAACCTGCACAACTTCACGAGTCTGAAAACTACGGATGAGAAGAGGGACATCTCCTCCCCTCTCGCCAACACGCTCGATGCCACCAAGGGTGTGCCGAGCGAGATTCAGACCATGCTGTTCTACGTCCTGGGAGGAATGTCGGTCCGCGTGGACAGGTATTACGGCTGGTGGGGCCGTGAGACCGACGCGTACCGCATGATGCGGCAGCACAACTGCAACATGAAGTCGACCCAATTCTCTAGGGTGGCGGGGACCGCTTCTGCTGGTGGCGCTTCGGCGTCACCGGGAGCTGCTCCGGGATTCGCCAGGTTGAAAACCATATGGGATAGACTTGCCCGGTATGGCCACCACGGGTACCAGGTGTATCTGAGTGGCCGCCGGACCGTGCTGACCAAGCTAGTGGGAGAGGAGAAGCTCCCCCTCGACCAGACGGCCGAGTCGACTATGGTAATGACGGGCGCAGAAGCGATGCCGGACGCGGTGCCCCCTGAGGGCGTCCAAGCCGGATTTGTAGCTAACCCCAACGTTACCGCTCCCGGGCCGGTCATGGAACCGGCCACGTGCCACGACCCCAAGGGGGTCAGCCACTCGGTGGAGTCGCGAACTCTACCCACGCTCCTGGCCAATGGAAGGCCCCGCAGGTTCAACCCTACTTCTGGCGCAGGCAAGCGCTTCTTGACTTGGGCGAATGCTCTCTGTGCTGAGATCACAGACGAGCGCATGGACAAGCAGTTCAACAAGCTGTACGGCGACGTGCAACTGGGTGAAGGCCCGGTCGGTCCCTACAGCGCGGAGGACATGAAACGCTTCGTCAGCAGTGCCCAGCTCATGAACGACGCCTCGGATATGCCTACCAGAATGTCGGGCGGGAAGCGGGAGCTCATCCCCAAGGATGGCAAGGACGTGAGGTCAGTGGTTGACAACACGCCGGAGGTCTTTGCAATGATGAACTGTGCTGGCAAAGTTCTTGAAGCTGTGATGTTCGATCCCGAAGACGGAATCTTCCGCGACACCTGCATCAAGCACCGAACACGACCCCAGATCGCTGCCGAGCTCCAGCAGTGTCTGCGAGAGCCCAACTGCTATGGTTGGGAGATCGACCAGACGCGCATGGAGGCGCACGCTCGCATCCCGGGTACGTTGAAGGTGATCATCAAGATGCTGGAAAAGGTGATGCGCCATGTCCGCGGCCGCTACAGCGCTCAGCTGTCGCACGTGTACAACGCGCGCATCAAGTTCGACCAGAAGCACGGGATGAGGATCAGCATCAGCGTGAACAACGTCTGCTTCCCAGGAGGGAGCAAGAAAGTTGTTCTCTGCTTCAAGGATTTCTACCTCGACAGCGGCTGGCTCTTGACCAGCCTCGGGAATTTCATTCTCGAGACAGGCGCCACGCTGGCCTGTAGCGTGGAGAATCCAGAGCATATGTTCTGCAAGGACAAGAACGGCAAGATGAGGATGATGGAGGGCACGTTCAACCACCTCTACCGCGGCATCGCCGTGAAGGGGCGCAGGCCGGCAAAGCCTGTGTACATGAAGGGACGCGAGGAGGGTGACGACGGCGCAGGTCAGATATCCAAACATGCGGGCTCGCCGCAAGACCTGGCCGACGCCATCCGTGAGAATATGTCTGACCTCGGTTTCGACGCAAAATACAAAGTGATTTGCGACGGACGTCTTGAGTTCGTGGGGCTCCACGCCACCGTTGTGGACGGTGCCGTTTCAGCTGACGTGCCGATCATCCCAGCTGTCAAGCGCTCGCTTGGCAAGTTGGGGTTCAACGTGCAGCCTGACGGGAGGAGTCCCGCCCAGGTCGCCGCAACTGAC